GAGGGAGCAGTGGGCGTAGAGGGCGATCTTCGGTCCGGCCTCAAGGAGCTCCTGGACGTAGGAGACGAGGCCAGAGAAGTTGTACCCGGGCCACCCGACGAAGTCGGACGGGTCCTGTCCGTCGGCAAGCCCCTCGATGGGCCACCAGATAAGGCTCGCGGCGTGGCGGCCTCCGCCGGCGTTCAGGTGCGTACCCCAGAGCTTCCGGGAGTCATATCCCGGCTGGAGGTACGGGGGCCAATACGATACGCCCCACTGATCTGGGAGGTCGAAGGCCTGTAGCTCGCGGAGGAGCATGGGGTGCTCCCCGGTGCAGTCGATCAGGGACACGTCCAGGAAGGCGTATTCGGAGAGGTCCACGCCGAGCTTGGACCCGATCTCCGAGTACGCGAACGATCCGTCCGGGAGGATGGGGACCGGACCGCGGATCAGGAGGCTCTGGCCGACCGTATCGACGAGGACGACTCGAGCAGGATCGAATACTCCCATGCAGAACGAGGGCAATCGGAGGCTCAGGATTTCATGATCTGGCGGACGACCTCGTCCATGCAGTCCGGCCGGGGGCGGCTCGAGTCGGGCGCACGAAAGCCGCAGACCTGGCAGACCTCCTCCCAGTACGGCTTGCTCCCATAATGGTTGCGGACCGGCACCCAGACGTGGCCCTGAGGGTCCGGTCTTCGAGAATCGGGCATTCAGGACTCCATGACCTGCTTGACGGCCTTCACCCTGTCTCGGTACAGGGCGTCCGGGGCGAGAGAGTACTCGATCTCGTAGCAGTCCGGGAGCTTGGCCCAGAAGCGCTGGTTGCGGACCGGCTTCTGGCCCTTCATCACCTTCCACGAAATGCTGTCGAAGTCGCTCCCGACCTGGAGCGCAGACTTGCTGAAGGTCCGGATGTAGACGCGGTCGCACTCCAAGACAGAGCCCTTGGGCAAGGTCATCCTGAGGGACTTCAGTCTGCCGTACTGCGGGCGGCCGGCCGCGTCCTTCAAATAGCCGTCCCTCCACGGGTCGAACTTGGCGTCGACCAGCTTGTGCTCCTGGGCGAACTTGACGTTCCGCCTCTCGAGGTAAAGGTCGAACCCCCAGGCCTTCTCGAGGGTGATGCGGTCGCCGCACGCGGGGATGAACAGCTTCATGACTCCATAACCTCCAGGATGGCCTCACGGGCCAGATCGCCGAACAAATGTTCCCCGAGCTTGAGGCACAGGGCCGCGACGCGGCGGAGCTCGGTCTGGAGTTCGGCGTCGGCGCGGAACTTCGACCTTCCCGACCGGAGCTTCCTCAGGAGGGTACGCTGACGGACGGCCAGGTTCAGCCGCGTCTTGCGAAGACGGACGGCCTTCTTCCATTCCTCCCGGGTCGGCATCATGCCCGGGCTACGGCCGGACGGCGCGGACTTACGGACTCAGACGAGCTCGGCTACGACGGCGCCGGCGCCGTCGTCGGACATGCGCCACGTGCGGACCACGTCGGACATGGGGACGGGCTCCCGGGACTTCCAGTATCCGTCCGTGTCCAGGTAGAACGTGGGGCCCCTCCTGACCTCGACGAGGTAAGTCGGGCGTCCGGTCTTGCGCGGATCGTCGCGCCCATAGTTGACGTAGCTCTCGGCGGTCGGGGCGTCCTCGCTGAAGGAGGTCCCCTCGCTCTCGTGGCTGTAGGAGAGGTTGCTCTTGATTGAGCCGGAGGAGGAGTGCGAGAGGTACTCGGACTCGGTCATCCCCCTGTAGGCGTGGCCGGGGCGCGTCCAGCCGGAGGGGACGTCGTTGGCGGCCTCCCAGCCGTCCGGACGGACGACGGCGGGCCCCGCGGCGACGCGGGCGGCTATCCGGAGGAGGTTCACGACGGTAGCGGCGCATCGGAGGACTACCGATACTTCTCGCAGTAGCGCTCGAGGGACACCCTCTGGTACTCGCCGTCGGAGTAGTCCCGGAGTACCTGCCATGCCGCGCGGCCGTCGTCCTTGTCCACGGCCTCCCTCACGCGCTTCCAGCCCTCGACGTCCGAGTACCAGGCCCGGAGGGCAGACGTATGGGCGGCGACCCGCTTCTCCGCGTCGGCCTTGATCGGGCCGTCCGGGAGCGCCGCGACCTGCTCCTTCGTCATCCCCGGACCCTTCGGGGCGTCGTTGGAGGGGTCGTAGTACCAGTGGCCGTCCTTGAGGCGGCCCTTCACGACAAGGAGGGCAGCGCGGAGGAGGGACTCCTCGTCCGGGACGTGGAAGTAGACCTCGCCATGCTTCTCGTGAAGGACGAGGACGGACGGCTCGGCGACGAGCGGTCTGGGCGGCCGGGCCTTGGGCTGGGGCATGCCGTCAGGTACCCCGGCCCAGGCCGGACTTACGCGATCAGACGTCCTCGAGGTCCTCGTCCTCCTCGACGATGTCCTCGTCCACTTCCTCGTCAGGGTCCTTCAGGTCCTCCGGATCCTCTCCGGAGAACTCCACCCACGCTTCCTTGAGGGCGATCTGGGCCTCGTGGCAGGCCCCCTTCCTGGAGAGGTGGGCGGAGTAGGTGAAGTACGTCCCGTCCTTCGGGAAGTCGCGGTCGGAGGAGGCGTCCCCGGCCAGGTCGGCGACCGGGTCCCCGCGGTCCTTCTGCTCGGAGAGCCACTCCGAGAAGCTCACGGCGAGGACTCCTCGAACGGGGGCCCGCTCCCCTCCAGCCTGCGGATGACCTCGTCGATGCGCGGGAACGCCCGGCGGCGGCAGGACTCGACCTGCTCCTCGCAGAGCGCCTTCACGAACTCTCGCGTCTTCGGACCGAGGTCCAGGCCGGCCTCCGCCGCCCTCTTCTGGATCTGCTTGTCGGGGTCCTGGCCTCCCCAGTCCGTGCGGACGAGGGACTTCGACGTCTTGAGGACCTTCTGGCTCGACTCGTCCGAGAGGTCGGTCTTGCGGCGTCCCGGCTTCCTTGCTTGGATCATGGCGTTCTCCTGTCCGGAACGAGCTCCGGTAGCGAACACAGTACAGCGAGATGTGCTCGCTGTAACAGGGTCATGTCTCCATGACCTGGCGAACACGCCCTTCGTCGCAGTCGTGCCGGTCGAGCTGCTCGGTCGGGTCCGGAACGATGACCTCGTCGTGGACGAAGTGGTCATATAGGACGGGCTCCGCGGTGCCGCACTCGGAGCACACCCAGAAGAGCTTCCCCTGGTTCCAAGGATGGTCCGGAGAGAACTGGGAGGCGGACCGGGCGTGGAGCCGCTCCCGCTGGACGAAGTCCCACCGGCGCCCCCTCGAGTCCTCGTGGAAGCGCTCGTGGAAGCCCTTTCCGTTGACTTCTTTCACGGGCGCCGGATACGACTGAGCCCCGCAGACTTACGCCGGCGGGGCTCAGAAGGACCTAAGGAGACTTCATGGCCGTTCGGATCCAGTCCGAGAACGCATCCGGGTCTTGAGTGTTGACTCCAGCCGATTTGACTGCTGAGTAGAGCTTCTGAGGGTCGACCGGATCGACAATCTTGACCGTCCCGTCCGCGAGCTTCCTTCGGCGTTGACCCAGGATGTTGTTCGGAAGGACCGATGGTTGAGCCTTGTGATGATCATGAGCACGACCCATGATGACCCCAGCCGGAATGAGAGTCTCCGACGCGGAGGAGAGGACGCCCCTCATGACCTCGATGTTGTCGAGCTCCACCTTGGACGACTCCGTCGTCTGGTTGTTCCGAGTCTCTACCTCGTTGGGGGCCATGAGGTCGTGGTACTGGCGAATCTTGACATTCGCTTCGTCCACCGCTCGCCTGGCGGCGGAACCCGCTTCAGCGATCTTCCCTCTAAGGATCCCGTCACCGGGAACTGCTTCAGACATGGTGTATCTCCTTTAGTTGGTCCGACACGCCCAAGAGAGCGCCGTGACGAAAGAGTCTACACTCACATGGAGCCCGAACGACACCCCGAAGGTTCAGGGAACTCTCGAACGAACGGACGGATGTCCGGCAGGGCCCAGCCAAGCCCGAATACTTTTCGACCCCGGCCACCGCGAGGGCGACCAGGGTCGAAAGGAACTAGCCGGAGCTAGTTCAGCGCGTCACGATGAGACGGACGAGACCGCGCGGGTTGTACGCGCCGATCCCGAGGTTCTCGAACATGCTGAATCCGATCGTCCTCTCCTCGGGGTTGTCCGCCGAGAGGACCGTGAGCTCCGTACGGACCGGGATCCGGCCGAAGTGCTCGGGCTCGCAGCAGACGTAGACGACGCCGGCGGGGACGAGGCGGCTGACGATGAACTGGGCGTTCCAGCCCGTCGCCATCATGCCCGTCTTCCAGAGGGTCGCCTGCGACTCGATGTCCAGCACGTCGCGGCCGAACTTGCGGATGTCCGCGTAGTCCGTCGCGTTCATGTAGACCCGAGCCACGCGGAGGTCGTGGCGCTCGATCTCGGCGAACGCGTCCGCGAGGACGGCCGGGGAGATCGGGGCGACGACCGGGATGTCCGGGTTCGTCCCGCCCGGAAGCGAGTCGAAGCCGTTCACCGCGATTGCGTCCATGATGCTGAAGACGCGGTCGTCCTCGGCAGCCTGGATCTGGGCCTTGCCCAGGTCCTGCATGCGCTTCAGGAGGTCGTAGCGACGCTCCTTGATCTGCGTGAGGGGCGCCTTGGGCAGGGCGGCGATCTCGAAGAGGGGGAAGATCACGCGCCGCGGCTTCATGACCGCGGTGATGCTCTCGCCTTCCTCGCCGATCACGTACGCCGTGACGTCGGGGTCCTTGTCGTAGATCGGGAGCGCGCCGTCCGGGAGCTGCTCGACGAGGAAGGTCTTGCGACCGACCGACGAGTAGTCCCTGCGCTCACGAAGCGGCTGGATCATCGAGGCGGCGAGGCGCTTGCGGCCCGCCGAGGTCCCGATGAACTTGTCGACCATCTGCTCTTTGATCGTGTTGTCCACGACCTGTACGCCGAAGGGATTCATTTTCGTGTATCCTTTCAGGCGTTCGCCGAGAGTTCGATGAACATCTCGGAAGAGGTTGCGTCGGGGGGAGAGAGGACCACGCCCATGCGGGTGCAGTCGGACTCGAGGGCGATCCCGGCCGCGCCGGCCGGGTTGGTGCCGGCGCCACCGCTACCGGTGAGGGCGACGTCGATCCACTGCTTCTCGTACGAGTCCTGCCACCGGTTGGTGAGGTACCCGTTGACGGAGGCGTAGAGGAAGTCGCCGACCGAGTAGGCGAGGGCCGTGTTGGCGCCGATCTGGATGTTCGTCTCGTACAGCTTGACGCCGCACGCTCCGCCGCGCAGGAAGGGAGCCTTGCCCGAGGCCACCGCGGGGGTGTTCTCGAACGCGTTTCCGGCCGCGTCGTTGATGAAGAGGCCCAGGGGGCGCGTCTTCGCGACGTAGGCCGCGGCAACGAGGACCGCTCCGCCGACCGTGTTCGGCCCTGCGTCCGGGCGCACGAATGCGACCGAGCCGCCCAGAACGCCCTTCTTGACGTTCACGGGAAGGGTGGTTGAGTTGTGCCCGCCGCCGCTGACGACGTTCGGGTTGCTCTGCGTGAATCCGTCCGCCGCCAACACCGGGATGGTGTCCTTGATCAGCGAATAGAGGATACGCAGGGCGCTGGTGCTCAAGCGAAAGTCGCCTGAAGCCTGTCCGCCAATTGATCCCATTGTGTTCTCCAGTCCCGAAAGTCCGCCGAGTGAGCTCAGCCGCCAGAGTCCCGAAAACGGTGGCTTCAGTCCGGTTGCCCGCGACGCCGTCCCGCCTCCTTCGCCCTGCCGTCAGTCCCCTTCGATCAAACCTCCGTGATTGTTGCCTGTCTGCGTATCGTCTATCGGTATCTTTGCCGGACAGCCCGCCCGTCTAGGTGCGGGCCGTACGGGAAGCTTTTCAGGGACGGTCCCAGAGAGTCTCGAGGGCCTGATCCACGCTCGCCGGCTGGGCCTTGCGGACCTGGCCGATCTTCTTTGCGCCCTTGGAGGACGCGGTGCGGCCGACCGAATAGCCGCCGGCTCGCGCCGACTGCTCCTGCTCCGCCGCCTTGATCTGTCGCTGCGCCTGGACCTCGGGATCGTCGGCGAAGAGGGCGTCGAGCTCGTCACCGCTCGAGGCGGTGCGGGCGTCGGGCTCGTCGTCGTCGAACGAGATCCCCGTGTCGCCGGCGATGCCGGGGATCATCGGGACGGGGGCCGCGGGGGCAGGTGCGGCCTGGAACAGAGCGGAGAGGTCGTCACCACCGCCGTGCTCGGCCATCTCCTGGTGGAGCATCTGGTCGAGAAGAGCCATGTCGGAAGCGGGCATGCAGCCCTCGGCCGAGGTAGCTTCCTGCTCCTCTTCCTCTTCCTCCTGCTCCTGCTGCTGACCCTGCTGCTGCTGGGACTGCTGCTCCTGCTGGGACTGCTGCTGCTGACCCTGCTGCTGCTGCTGGGACTGCTGCTGCTGCTGCTGGGACTGCTGGCCCTGCTGCTCCTCTTCCTCCTGCTCCTCTTCCTGCTGCTGGCCCTGCTGGCCCTGCTGCTCTTCCTCTTCCTCCTCCTGCTGCTCCTGCTGCTGAGCAACATGGACGGAGGCGACGACCTTGAGCATGCCCTTGAGGGTCGGATCGTCGACGGTCATGAAGAGAGTCGCGAGCTTCTCGACGTGCTGCTCCGTGGCAGAGTCGCCGAGCAGGCGCGAGGAGAGCTTGGTGCAGGCCATCGCGCGGCGGAGCCGCGCTTCCTGGGGCATCGACTCGGTCGAGACCTTGTCGATGCTGCGGAGGGCTGCGGCCATGGCGCGATCGGGGAGGGCCATGAGCTCGAGAGCGACGTCCTCGACGACCTTGTCGTTCGACGTGCGGAGCATGGCCCGGGCCAGGCGCTCGGCGCCGTGCGCCTTGCGCTCAGCGGCGACCTTGGCGTTGTCGTACTTGCCGGGGCCGTCCCACTTGTCCGAGTCCTTGTGCTTCCAAGTGTCGTCACGGAACTCGCCCATGCCGATCTCGTTGCGCTTGACGTGGTCGCCGTCGTACTCGGCGTTGACGGTCATCTTGTCGCCGGGAACCGGCGTCTCCGCCCACGAGTCCGGACTTCCGTTCTCGTAGTCCACCGGACTCGGCTGCGGATGTTCCTGATTCATGGTGTAGATGTCGGCCTGACGCGAGGTGGCCGCCTGACGCGGAGTCTCGTTGCCGTTCTTCTGCCAGGTGGTGCGTTCGCGCATGATAGCAAGGCCTCCTACTTGAGCTGTCTTCATCAAGGTCTTAACAATTGGAGATCGAGGAAATCCGGCCCTTCCAGGTCAGAAATCCTCTTTCTGAGGCGGAGAGATCCCTTCCGAGTCTCGACCTGCACGCGGCAAGGTACGAGGTCTCGCTCGGGAAGTTCTTCATGGCGCCGACGTTCATTGCGACCTTGTAGAGGGCGGAATTGTACTCCCGTCCCCTGCAGCGGTCCTCGATCCATGAAAGGACTATCAAGTCCCTCGGGGTCATGCCGGCCTTCCTCACGCCTGCGGCGCCGTGCTGATGCACGACCTTCCACGCGGAGGTGGCCCAGCGGATCAGCTTCTGGTTTCCGGGGAACTTCGACCTGAGCCTGCGCCCGAACTCCTCGGAGGAGCGGACGATGCTGTCGTTCGCGGACTCGAGGTTCACAGGCGACGAGACCGTCCCGACGTCCTCGGGCTTCGGAGCGAGCTTCTCGCCGAGCTTCTCGACCATGATGGTCATGAGCTGCTCTTGGGCCTTCTCGAGGAGCTCGTCGAGCTTGTCAGACTTGGGCTTCGATCCGGCGTCGGACTGTCCGCCCTGATCCTGTCCGCCCTGATCCTGTCCGCCCTGGTCGCCGCCCTGATCAGATTGATCTTGACTCTGACC